AAAAACTTCCAAAAACTGAGCGGGAAATGACCACCCCGCTCTTTATGCTCCGATGTGTGCAGTTAGGGATCTCCATTCGGGATCTCGACCTGCTCACCATCGGAATGATCACTGACATGGTGACTGAGAGCCAAAGGGACTCGGAAACATTTGATGTGGTCGCAGGTCAGGATCAGTTCGATCAATTTTGAGTTAGAGAGGAGGATGAACCATGGCCGGAAGCCGAATCAAAGGTATAACCGTCGAAATCGGCGGCGATACCACCAAGCTGCAGACTGCCTTAAAAGACGTTAACAGTGAAATCAAAAATACGCAGGCGGCTCTGAAAGATGTGGAGAAACTCCTCAAGCTTGATCCCGGCAATACGGAACTGTTAACCCAAAAGCAGAAGCTCTTAAAAGATGCCATTGCCGAAACCAAAGAGAAGCTGGCAACCTTAAAGATAGCGGCAGAACAGGCCAATGAAGCCCTTCAGCGGGGAGACATCTCCCAGGCGCAGTATGATGCCCTGCAAAGGGAGATCGCCGAAACGGAAGCCAAGCTGAAAGACCTGGAAGCACAAGCCTCCAAGTCGGCTGTCGCTTTAGAGAAGATTGCCGCAACCGGCACGAAGCTTCAAAGCGTCGGCAATACCATCACCGGTGTGGGAAAATCCCTGGCTCCGCTTTCTGCAACCGTAGCGGCTGTGGGTGTTGCCGGTGTAAAAGCCGCAACCGACTGGGAATCCGCCTTTGCCGGTGTCAAGAAAACAACGGATGCCACCGAAGAAGAGTATGAACAGCTTGCTGCCGGTATTCAGAAAATGGCAACGGAGACCGCATCTTCTGCGGAGGATATTGCGGCGGTTGCCGAAGCCGCCGGTCAGCTTGGTATCTCAAAGGAACATCTTCTTGAGTTTACCAAAACTATGGTCATGCTCGGTGACTCCACGAACCTTTCTGCGGATGAAGCCGCCGTTGCTCTTGCAAGGTTCCTCAACATCACCGGTGAATCTACAAGCAATGTAGACCGACTGGGTGCTGCCATCGTTGACCTTGGTAATAATTTCGCCACCGATGAAGCATCTATCGTTGCCATGAGTACACGGCTTGCTTCTGCCGGTACATTGGCAGGCTTAACGACTACCGACATTCTGGCGCTTTCTACAGCCATGAGTTCTGTAGGTATCGAAGCCGAAGCCGGTGGTACTGCCATGACGCAGACCTTAACGGCAATCGAAAAAGCCGCTTCCGATGCAGCTAACGGTTCAACAGCAGCCCTTGACAGAATTGCTTCTGTTGCCGGAATGTCCTCTGCCGAGTTTGCGAAAGCATGGGAAGATAGACCCATCGTGGCATTGCAGGCTTTTATCGCAGGGCTTGGCTCTTTGGATGAAAAGGGCGAAAGCGCCACCCTCGTTCTTGATGAATTGGGCATGAGCGGTGTCCGTCAGTCCAATATGTTAAAATCCTTGGCTCTTGCTTCCGGTGTCCTTTCGGATGCTATCGATACATCCAGTCAGGCTTATCAGAACAATACGGCGCTGACGGATGAAGCAAGCAAGCGGTATCAGACCTTTGCATCACAGGTCAGCCAGTTAAAGGAAGCCTTCAAAGCGGTGGCGGTGGATATCGGAAACATTCTGATTCCAATCCTTCGCAACCTTATGAGCGTTTTGCAGGTGGTGCTGAACTGGTGGAATAACCTGTCGGACGGCACGAAGAACTTTATCGTTCAGCTTGGCTCCTTTATTGCCATTCTGTCGCCGGTACTGATTATCGGAGGAAAGATCATCTCCGGCGTTGGTTCACTAATGACGATTCTTCCAAAACTGTCAGGAATCATCAGTACGGTGAAGACCGCTTTCGGAGCATTGAATGCTGTGTTGGCTGCTAACCCAATCATTCTGATTATCGCTGCGATTGCGGCATTAGTTGCAGCCTTTATCTACCTTTGGAACAACTGTGAAGAGTTCCGTCAGTTCTGGATCGACCTGTGGGAAAACATCAAAGCGGTTGTATCCGCAGTGGGGCAGTGGCTTGCGGAAGCTTGGCAGGCAATGGGAGAAGCTATTACCACAGCGTGGAACGCTATCTGTGAGTTCTTCACGACCCTATGGGAGAATATCAAAACTATCTTCACTACGGTGGTTACTGCCATTTCTGAGTTCCTGACCAATGCGTGGACAGTCATATCCGAAACGGCAACAACGGTATGGACGGCAATCAGTACCTTTTTTGTCACCATTTGGACTGCGATTTCTACGACTTTCCAGACGGTAGTGACAGCGGTTTCTGAATTTCTTTCCAATGCGTGGAATACGATCCTGACCGTAACCCAGACGGTATGGAATGCCATCAGCACATTCTTCACCACCATATGGACAGCAATCTCCACCACGGTCACGACTGTGATGACTTCCATTTCGACTTTCATCAGTACGGCATGGAACACCATCCAGACCACGGTGACCACCATTGCCAACGCTATCTGGAATGCTATCACCACAGCATTTAACAACATGCTGTCTGCCATTACCGGAACGGTGAATAACATCCGTGGTGCGATTCAGAACGGTTTCGAGAGTGCGAAGAATTATATCTTAAATCTTGCTTCCCAAGCCTATAGCTGGGGACGGGATATTATTCAGAACATCATTAATGGTATTAGAGCCATGATCGGTTCTGTTGCAGACGCAGCCAGCAGTGTGGCATCCACCATTCGTTCTTACTTGCACTTCTCTGTGCCGGACAAAGGTCCTTTGACAGATTTTGAAAACTGGATGCCGGACTTCATGAAGGGTATAGCGGAGGGTATTCGTAAGAACAGACCGCTGATTGCTAAAGCCATCTCCGGTGTAGCGGATGTGATGAATCTGAAAAAAGCTCTGCCGGATATGAATGCCAATCTGACCGCATCGGTTCAGGGCGGTATCAGCGGCGGAGACTACGGTGAAGTGAAACTGTCTCAGCCGATCATGATTGACGGCAAGGTCATCACCACCGTGGTATCTCAGATTCAGTATCAGCGAGGGAAAGCATCCCTCAGAAATCTTGGAACAGTGTAGGGGGCATAGCAAATGGATAGAATCATCAATCTGCCGGAAGGCTACAAAGCAGTTTCTTATCTGCAGGCCGACGGGCATCAGCATATCGATACCGGCTATGCCTTCACTGATCCGGAACTGAAAATAGAATTCAAGTATTTAAAAAATAACCTGTACTGTAATCCCTTTGGTGTTGACACCGGTAGTACCAGCCGGTTGATGCATGGGCATTTCTACGGAAATAATTTCTATTCCGGTAACGGCGGCAGACCCCTGTCTTCTGATTTGACTCAATATACGGATGTCATTTATGAGGGCAGTTCAGTCATTACCGGAACAACCCTTGAGAATCAACAGGGAGTGGTTACCCTCAACGGAAAGAGCCAGACTTTTAGGAATTCATCAACTTCATTCTTTTACGCCGGAACGACCATTACGGATTTTCTTTTTGCAACCAATAGTGGTTATTCTGCTGAATACCCGTTTCAGGGTCGGCTCTATTATGTGCGGTTCTATGACAATACCGGAACCCTTGTCCGAAACTTTGAACCCTGTGTTCGAATTTCGGATAACAAACCGGGAATGTACGACACCGTCCATGATGTGTTCTATACCAATCAGGGTTACGGAGCAGACTTTATAGCAGGACCGGAAGTCTTTCTGGTTCGGTTTCTGAACTTTGCCGGGGATGATCTCCTTGGCACTGTCCTTGCGGAATATGGTGAGGATATTACAAGCAAAGCACCTACACCGGAGGTTTTTGAAGGAAAAGTCTTCAACGGATGGACAGTTCCCATTACCTATATTACCGAATCCATCACGGTGAAAGCAACCTATGCAGATAAAACCTGCACGGTCAGATTCTTAAATTATGCCGGTGATGATTTGCTGGGAACAGCGGTTGTGACCTATGGTGGAGATGCTACTTCACAGGCACCGACCCCCGAGGTAATCACCGGTAAGACCTTCACCGGTTGGAATGCAGACATCACCCACGTCATTGAAGATATGACGGTTCGTCCGACTTATTCGGATAGGGTCTACATCGTTGTGTTTACCAAGTACGGTGGCGGCAACGCTTCTGTGCAGCAGGTAGTTCACGGTCACAGTGCAACGGCACCGACACCATTACTGGTAGAAGGGCATCACTTTGTCTGTTGGGATAAGGATTTTTCTCATGTCACAAGTGACCTGACCGTTAATCCAATCTATGAGCCGAATGTCTATACGGTTCGATTTCTGGATAAAGACAGAACAACCGTGGTTTCGGAACAGGAAGTGGAGCATGGTAAAAGTGCGACTCCGCCTGCTCCGGAGAAATACAGACGGTTTACGTTTCTTTCATGGAGCGGGAACTATTCGTATATTACAGAAGATTCGACTTTCTGGCCGGTTTACCGAGAGCTGTCCATTAGCCCGAGGCTTTCAGTCTATGCGGCAAATGGTGACGGCAGCAGTGGGGAACTGAAATACACTTACCGAGGGGTCAACGATTGCTCCGTGGTTCAGAAGCTGGATGGGGAATGCTCCATCAGTGCGAGGATCATGACAAAGCAGACCGAAGGGGTCATTCTGGCAGATGACCGTGTGGAGGTGGAGGGCTTGGTCTTTGCGGTCAACGAGATCAAAAAGAACATTTCATCCGGTGTCTGCTACACGGAGTTTGCCGGTGACCATGTGTCGTATCTGCTCAACAGCGATGCCTATAAAGTAGAAGCTTTTGATATGACGGACACCCCAAAGAACATTCTGCGGGCACTGCTTTCAGGCACACCTTTTACTGTTGGAGATGTAGACCCGACGGATGAAGTGACGCTTCGAGTCAATAAAAGCGTAACCCGAAGAGCCTGTGTGATGCAGCTTGTGGCGTTGACCGGTGGGGAAATCGAGTATTACGGATACAGCATCGGTATCCGCTCTCATGTTGGAACAAGCACACCCATTGAGATTATGCGGACATCGCTGGTGCAGGATATTTCCTACACCTTCAATGAAGCAGACAGTACGGTGAACTATTCCTTGTCACTCTATCAAAAAGGTGACCTGGAAATGGGGGACAATCTTCATATCGTCTTCCCGCAGCTTGGCATTGATGCACAGAGCCGAATCGTCGGTATGGACTGGAACCCGTTTAACTATAAAGAGGTTTCTGTCACAGTCGGAAAGTATATCCCTACCATCAATGATTCACTCTATCAGCTGGAAACAACCGTGGAAGACATCCGTCAGAACACGGCTAAGTATACGGTTGAGTTCGGAGAACTGATCGGAACTGGAACGATGTATTTTACTCGTGCCTATCGTGACAGACCGTACTTTCATATCCATACGGATGACGGAAGCGAGGGAACAGTCACGCTCATCCGCCGAGGTGGTTCGGAACTTGATGCTTATATCGGTGCGACACTCTCAAACGTATCGGCGGCAACGGTGACACTGTTGGTGTTCTATTGCACAGTGCCGGTGGATGAGGAGGAGACAGAGTCATGAGCGTATTTGACGGAGAAAAATATCTGACTGCAGCTGAACGAGCTTTGCAGTTCATTAAGAATCAGCTGGACATCAATCACTTTGATTATAGTATCCACTGGGGTGATGAGTATTCCGATTGGTACGAAGGCGATGTTATGTGGGGTTCGGTCACCGGCTTCTCCGGAAGCGAAAGTGAAATCGAACCGAGATATATCTCTACAAGCCGGTTCTATGGTTACGACTATACCGGTCAGGTTAGCGGAAGCTGGCGAAATGTCAGCAGTCCTTCAGATGCCGGTGTCAATGTCTATGTGTACAGAGATCAGACCTATCTGGCGGTGACTTGCCCTTTGCAATCCGGTGGAAGCTGGATAGCCCAGTGGGAATACAAAGAAGTATATACCGTCACTGATCCTGAAACCGGCGAGACCCATGAAGAAGAAGTCTATTACACCCTTCCGGCAGAAGTCGGTGAAGGCGTGAAAGAGTTTAGACTTGGCTATGGGCTTACTTCTTATTGGGAACTCATATCTGAAACTGAGGACATGAAGGCCTATCGGAAAGTTTACTCGCTTTCTCATGAGGAAACTCCGGAGAACGGCGGTTATGCCTATGGTTATCTGACCGATTATTCCGTCAGAGCCTTCGCTTTTGCCGATACAGAATATCTTCTGGAAGACTGTAAGATTTGGAACTGCGGCAGTGGCGGCTATATCTGGTTTACCAATCGTGTTACGCAAGGCCATAAAATCGCAAAGCTGATTCATCCCATACCCGGCGGCTATGAAGTCATCGGCCTTGCCGGTGCGGTTGCCAATCTGGAGAGCGGGAGACTTCCGGCTTCGTTTTTAATTCCGGAGGATGACCCACAGTACGACAAGGACGGGACGAAAGCATTACACGTTTACGGCTACTGTCTGAACTCCAGAACCTGGGCATACGATGTGGGGTTGGCTTTGCTCGTTTTCACGACCAGCGGAGATTACGACATCTGCAAAGAGATGCTTGACCGGATGATGTATGAGCAGAACTACGATGGTTCGTTCAACTTCTCCTATGATATTTATATCGGGCAACTTTTTGAGGATTATGTGAGAACCGGTGCTATGGGCTGGCTTTTGTGGGGAGCGTGTTATTATGCACTGACTACAGGAGATACCGCTTATAACGAAATGATCAAGAAAGCAGGAGATTTCCTGATTTCAAGACAGATCACCGACACCAAAGACCCTCGGTACGGACTGCTCAAAGGCGGCTACGGCACTTATGACTTTGATGATTATTCTTATATTGAAGGGGAAATCGAATGGTGCTCCACGGAACATCAGTGTTCGGCCTTGCAGGGACTTGAGGGCTGCTCTCTTGTACTCAATGTGAAAAAGTACAAGGAAGCCGCCGAACTGATACGGGATCAGATCTATTTCAAACTGTTTGACAAGGAAAACGGGCGATTCTATCAAGGTATCAGTGCAGTGCCGGACAGTGCATGGGCACTGGACTGTACCACATGGGCAGGACTGACCGCTTTTTCGATTCTCAACAAAGAGTGTTCTTTTGCCTGTGAGAATGCTGCAAAGGGTGAGTTTTTGACCGATGGGAAGTACATCGTTCAAAGCGGTGAGCAGGATTATTACAATCAGCGGTATGCAAGCAGTCGTACCTTTTCCGGCTTCAAGCCTTACAGCGACCGTGACGGCGGCTATACCGGTTCACCGGATATTGTCTGGTCGGAAGGAACGCTGGGCTATGCGGCACTTGCCTTGCTTTTGGGGCATGGCGAAGAAGCCAAGACCTATGTGGATGAGTGCATAGAGCTTCAGAACATGGAAAACGGCACGGGCGGTGTGCTGTATGTGACAGCTACCCACGCACAGCTTCCATGGGAATTTCATGTGTGGGAGAGTGTCGTTTCGTCTGCTTGGTTATATCTTCTGATAAAGAACCCGGATGTGCTGTTTCCGAAGACCCTGAGGCAGGTTTACTATATGGCACGGATTACCAATATCCATCAAGATGAGCCTGCACCGCCCGGACCGACACCGGAAATCGACAAAGTGCGATTCTATAAGATCAACCTGAATACCGGAGAGATCGACAGGAACACGACCTTGACCTTCCGACTGGCAACCATCGACTTGAACCGCTTTACCTTTGACCTGGAAGAACGGATCGGATACGGCAGGTTGTCGGCGGCAGATGCGGACTTACGGTCATCCTACGGTGATCCGTCAGATTATCAGATGGTCTATTGGGGCTATACCTCAAAACAAAAGGTGGAAGCCATCTACGGCAGTCTCGGTCATTATCTTCTGCCTGACTTTGAAAACGACTGGGATCCGGAAGAATACCCTGAGTGGTGGGAAGAAGATGAAGAATACTGGCGCAGAAAAAAAGCCGCCTATGAGACGGTCTTTGGTGCTGAAAACAGACTACAGCCCACCGATGCTTTTTTGGAAGAAGGCTACGGCTGGACAACAGGAGCAAAAACTGAAAAGTACGGTATGGAAGCATACTACGCCTGGTGCCCCTATAACGGCAGTCTCTATTACGTCGTTCCCATGGAGGATACGGCGATGAAGTTTAGCGATGGCTATTTCTGTTCCTACAGTCCGACCTTTTCACCGGATACGGCGGCAAACGGGCATATGTATTGTATTGACCCGACGACCTGTCCGGACGGAAAGATCACAGCCGATACCATCATCTACGCGATTCCGTCAACCTATAATGGTGTGGATTGGGGATGGACGGATTACAGCACTTGGGAAACCACCGAGATTGACCATCTGCGTTTCTCCCGTGCCTTCTTTGACGGCGGCGACACACCGGAAGAGATGATCTTTGCCATTGAAGCGGTGGGGCTCGGTAAACTGTT